ATTACTCGAAGGCGCTGGAAGAGGAGGGGGTCAAACCCACCCTGATTTCGGCAGGCAAGTTCAAGGTCGAGGGCAACCCTTATGTGCCGCTGGATCCCGAAGCGCAGGCCTTCATGCAGTCCCGCGTGGACGACTACTACAACGCCTTTATCAAAGCCGTGGCCAAGGGCCGAGGCGTTTCGGTTGCCGATGTGCGTGACGGCATGGGCGAGGGGCGGGTGCTGGGTGCCGATGCGGCGCTTGCCGCCAAGATGGTGGACGGCATTGCCACCTTCGACGATGTGCTGGCCAAGATGCAAAAGAAAGCCGTCCCTCAAAAGCCATCGGGTGCTTCCCGCCTTGGACGGGCCCGAGCAGCGCTTGCGCTGATCTGACCCCGTACAGATTCCGTTTCCCCAATTCAGCAGTCCTCCGTTGAGGGCTGCCGACCACCTGCGACCCGTTGGTCGCGCCTCAAACCGCCGCCCCGTGCTTGCTGCCTGGGCGGCATTTTCATATCTGGAGCAACACCAATGAGTAAGCAATTGCGCGAGCTTCAAGCTCGCAAAGCCACCCTGGTCAAGGACGCCCGTGCCCTGACCGATATCGCCGCATCTGAAGAGCGCGACATGACCGATGAGGAGTTGAATGCGTTCAACGCCCTTAAGGCCAAGATCGAGGCCGCATCAGCAGCCATCGACCGCGAGGCTGCCCTGATCGCCGAAGAGGCGCATATGGCCAATGTGGCCCATTCAGCAGTCTCCCATGGTCACACAGCCACGGTAATTTCCGTCACCGACAACCTCGAAGTTGATCCCAAGCACGGCTTCAAAACCGTGGGCGACTTCCTCAAAACCGTGCGTCAGGCTCAAAACCCCGGCAGCGCCATCGACGAGCGTCTCCTGATTGGCTCCGGTCGCGGTGCCGTCGCCCCTGCCTCTTTTGGCAACGAAGGCTCGGCGCAAGACGGTGGCTTTTTGGTGCCGCCCCAATTCGCTCAAGAAATCTTCCAGCTCTCCCTGGGTGAAGACTCCTTGCTGCCGCTGACCGACAACGTCGAGATCACGGGCAACACCATGGCCTTCCCCAAGGATGAGACCACGCCCTGGGGCACCAACGGCATCCGAGCCTACTGGCAAGGTGAAGCCAATCCGGCCGGTGCCACTAAACCGGTGCTGGGTCTGTCTACCCTGCGCCTCAAAAAGCTCATGGCCCTGGTGCCGGTGACGGATGAGCTGCTGGACGACACCAATGCGCTGTCGACCTACCTGCCCGACAAGATCGCCACGTCCATTCGCTGGAAGACCAACGAGTCGATCCTGTTTGGCGCTGGCACCGGCCTGCCTGTGGGCTGCATGACCAATGCGACCACGGTGACGGTGGCCAAGGAGTCGGGCCAGGCCGCCCAGACCCTTCTGGCCCAGAACCTGGCCAAGATGATTTCTCGCCTGCCGCCAGGCTCATTTGGCAAGGCCGTGTGGATCGTCAACAACGACGTGTTGCCAGCTCTTTTTACGCTCATGCTGGGCAACTACCCGATTTACCTGCCAACAGGATTGCCCGTTGGGGGCATCCAGGTCTCGCCCTACGGCACATTGCTCGGTCGCCCGGTGTTCGTCTCTCAGCACGCCAACAGCTTTTCTGCGGCGGGCGATGTGCTGCTGGCCGATCTGTCGTACTACCAGACCATCACCAAGGCCGGTGGCATGCAAACGGCCACCTCCATGCACCTGTACTTTGACTCGGACCTCACGGCGTTTCGGACCACCTTCCGCATGGACGGCCAGTCCAAGATCGCTGCGCCCATTGCACCGGCCAAGGGCAACGCCACCTTGTCGCCCTTTGTCCAACTGGGCGCACGCTGATCGTCGCCTGACCCCTTTAGGAGAACCCTCATGTTTCCAAATGCAAAAGGCAGCGAACTGCTGTCCATCCTGGCCACGCTCGATCCGGGCAATCAGGCACCGGGTGTCGCCAACACTGGCTGGGTGCCGCTGAGCACCCACCATGGCCTGCTGGCGCTGGTTCAAACCGGCGCTTTGGCCACAGGTGCCACCGTCGACGCCAAGCTGCAGCAGGCCCAGGACGCCAGTGGCACGGGTGCCAAGGACGTGGCGGGCAAAGCCATCTCGCAGCTCACTCAGGCGAGCAACGGTGCCAACCGTCAGGCGCTCATCAACCTGCGTCCTGAAGAGCTCGATGTGAACAATGGCTTTCCCTTCGTCCGCCTCGTGGTCACGGTGGCTGCTGCTGCAGCCAACACCTCGGCGCAGCTGCTGGGCGTCAATCCGCGACTGGCCTCAGCCGAAACAGCCAACCAGGCTGCTGTGGCTCAGATCGTTTGATCTGAAGGGGAGAGCGGTGCATGCCCATGCAGTTGATCACCCCGCCAGCGGCCGAACCGGTCTCGCTGGCAGAGGCCAAGCTCCACCTGCGTGTGGACTTTGACGAGGACGATGCCCTGATTCAGGCCCTGATCTCGGCGGCCCGCCAGGCCGCTGAGATGCTGACCCAGAGGCAGCTGGTCACGGCCCGCTGGCACATGGTGCTCGACAGCTTTCCGGGCTGCGGCCTCATGGGGGTGCCTGCAGGGCAGACCTTCACGCTGCCTGGGCACGCCATCTTGCTAACCAAGTCGCCCGTAACGTCGGTGGTGGAGATTTGCTATCTGGACATGGCGGGTGTTTCGCAGGTCATGCCATCCGCCCATTACGCGGTGGACAAGGCCTGTGAGCCTGCCCGCATCACCCCGGTGTTTGGACAAATCTGGCCTGTGGCCTTGCCGCAAATCGGTGCCGTTTCGGTGACCTTCGATGCCGGGTATGGCAGCGCAGCGGATGTGCCCGAAGGCCTCAAAAGCTGGATCAAGTTGCGTCTGGGCAGTCTGTACGCCCACCGCGAGGAAGTCGCGTCGATGGCCCGAGGTCGCATTGACCCCTTGCCTTTCGTCGATGGCCTGCTCGATCCCTACAAAGTACCCCTGATATGAGGCCTTTATGAACCCGATCGGAGCAGGCGCATTGACGCGTCGTATCAGGATTCAGCGCCCCAGCACCACCAAAGACCGCCTGGGTGGCCCCTGCCGCACCTGGCTCGATGTGGCGACCGTCTGGGCTGATATTCAGCCGCTGTCAGGACGTGAAGCGGTGATCGCTGGGCGGATCTCGGCAGAACTCACCCACCAGATCACGGTGCGTCACCAGAGTCTTTTTGACAACCCCCATCAAGTGGCTCAGATGCGCGCGCTTTACAAAGCTCGTGTGTTCAACATTCACTCGGCTCTTCATGAAGACGAGCGCCGAGTCAAACTCATCTTGTTGGCTTGCGAAGGGCTTGACGATGGCTAAACGTGAAACCGTCAAGATCGAAGGTCTGGCAGAACTGGGCAAAGCCCTGCGCGAATTGCCAGATCGTGTTGCCAAAAACGGCCTGCGTGTGTCGGTCTACGCCGGGGCCAAGGTCGTTCGTGACGAAGCCCGCGCCCGGGCACCCAAGGCGCAGCAGTCTCTGGGGCCGAACCAGCCCCTACCGGGCACCCTCAAACGCTCGGTGATCATGAAGCACATCCCCGAGCTCTCCAGACTCACGCGCCAGACCTTCTTTGTGACGGTGCGCCACGGCAAGAAGTACCGCAAGCAGGGCAAAAAAGGCAACCTGTCCCAGGACGCCTGGTATTGGCGCTTTGTGGAGTTTGGCACCCGAAAGATGGCGGCACGTCCATTTCTGCGTCCGGCGCTCGAGGCCAAACGGCGCGAAGCCGCTCAGGCCATGAAAGAGCGCTTGCAGCAGCGCGTGGCGCTGGAAGCCAAAAAATTCAACACAAGACCTTAGGACACAGCGGTGCAGGACTTCTTTGACGCCATCCAGAACTTGGCGGGTGGTGAGGTGTACGCCCTGGTCGCTCCAGAAAGCACACAGTACCCGGCCATCGTTTACACGCCCATTGCGCAAGAGCACATCTTCGGCATCGATGGACCAAATTTTTCAGGAGACCTGCAGCGCGTTCGCGTGCAGGTCGACACCTACGCCAGAACCTACCAGGAGGCCTTGCACCTGCAAGACCAGGTCCTGGCGGCGCTATTGGCCGACATGAGCACCATCGCCGATGTGCGCATGGGGCTCAGTGAATTTGAATCGCAAGCCC